CTTTAAAGGAATAACCAATGAAGTTTGGTTTATTGGATAACTTATTTGCAATTAACAAAAAACATTCACCAACATATTCTGGAATTCTAGGTGGAATAGAATCTGTTTTTAAAGCTTCATTTACTTGTTCCTTATAATCTTTCATTATTTCATATAATTTACGGTTATTTACGTAATTTTTTGAAGCCATAGTGCATTTTCCTATTGACAAGGTTTAGGGGTTTGTGTATAATCAGTATTGAAAGACGAAAGGTATATCTAATGTATTGTATTAGAAGATTTTGGTATTTGATATAGTTCTTCTAATAATTCATCTTGAATACGTAATATTGATGATTCTAATTTGTCATTAGAAAGTTTAATTTCATATAACATTTGTTGTTTACTTTGAATTGTCATTTGAATAGAATATTGATAATACCTTTTAATTTCATCCATTACATTACTTGATGTAATAATATGTGATTTCAAAAATTCAAAATATTCTTGATCCCCATAAGGTACATATGGAACTAATGTAACTCTTCCTTTACCATCATCAGAAAAATATTCTTCAATCATTAATGGTTCTGATAAAAAAATCACATATTCATTTTCATCAATGACTTTTGCAATAAGTTCATCACCAGTTGAAAGTTTAAAGTGTCTTATAATTTCTTCTGTCATTTTATCTCCACATTATGAATTTTGTAAGGAAAGTTTTCTTGTTGATAAATTTTTAATCGTTCTAGAAAATGAATAATAGTATAGTTCTTTTTCTTTTTCCATGATAAGTTATCAGCTATATCAAACAGTATTGCATCTGTTTTTGTTTCACTTTTTCTTAATACTCGTCCAATAGATTGCAATGTTCGAATTCTTGATTTAGATGGAGAAGCAAAAATAATATTCTTGAGATTCTTTATATTTATACCTGTTGAGAATGCACCTACAGAGGCAACAATGATTGCATTGTTATCAGATTCTACTTGATTTCTTACTTCATTACGTTCTGAACCATCAATACCACCATGAATGTAATATACAGGTCTATCTAAATCTTTTAATGAATCAAATAATACTTTTCCATGTTTTTCTACAAATTGGAAGAGTAATAATGTATTCCCTTCTAATGATTGACTCAACTTGATAATAAAATCATTACGTTTTTGATGTGTAACAATATAATCTAATTCATTCTGATAATCAAAATCCTTTATAAGTTTTTTTATTTCATCTGAATATTGTAAAACAATACATTTGATTTTAAAATCAGCAAGAAACTTGTTCTCAATCAATTCTGATGTAGTAATAACTTTTTTCAGTTTACCGAATAATCCTGTTAGAACCATTGCAGATGTTTGAGAACCATCTAATGTACCTGTAAACCCAAATCTATACTTACATTTAGATAGATTAGTCATAATTTTAGTAATTGAATTAGATTTAGCTAAATGGGCTTCATCTACTATTACTACTTCAAATTGGTTAAAAAAGGTTCTTGGCATTCTAAAAATTGATTGCCATGTAGTTATATTAATATCTTTATCTGATTCTTTATCCTTACCTGAGTATATTTTATGTATTTCTTCAGTAAAACCATACGATTCAAAATCATCAGACATTTGATGTACTAATGAAGTAGTTGGTACAATGATTAATGTTTTTAGATTATAATATCTAGTAAGTAAATAAATTATAAGTGATTTGCCTGAACCTGTTGGTGAAAGAATTAGTTTTCTATTACTTTGAACTGATGAAATAAATGCATCAACTTGATAATCTCTAGGTGACAGTGGCAAATTTAATGTTTTGATGAATTGATTTGCTTCTTCTAATGAATATTGTTCATCATTAAAAGATTCAGGATATTCTATTTGATATCCTCTTTTATTAGCAAATTCTAGAATATTATGAAACAAACCTTTATATATTAGATTTGTTCTTGTATCATATAATTTAATAAATCCGTCCCAATTACCCCGTTTAAATGCTGGCATAAACTTGTAACCAGGAACTCTGAATTTAAAAAACTCAGACATTTCCATTTCAATACCTGAGTCTGATGATGTAACATGTATGTGAGCATGATTATAATCATTGATATAAATTTTATCCACCAGCCATAAACCTTCTATCTTCTATCATATTCTTAATAATAAAATTTCTAGTATTTATAGAATCGATGATAGATTTAAGAAATGTGACTTTTTCTTCTTGAATACCAATTTTCAATTCTTGTTGAAGTATCAAATCATCACCATCTAAGTAAGTATGAATTTCATTTTTAAGTATTTTACCCTGAGCAGGTAATTTCCATCCATCATTAAACTTATCTTCAGTTGGATTGATGAGAAATTCATGTTTTTCTAATTTGAGTTTTTTGTATTCATTTCTATATTTCAGTAGAATCATTTTTTCTCTGATATAGATTTGATAATATTTTGCATGTAATTGTGGTATTTTTGAAGCTTCTCTTGATAAATCTATATCAGTAATGATAGAATCTTCAGACCACAATGATTCAATTTCTTCTATTTTCACAAGATTCTCCTATGGCAAATATTATTTATTATATACCAAAAGAAAATAGTTGTCAAGAATTATTTTTATGATGCATCAAGTGGTTGATTAGGTCCTGCAGGTGCATTCATTGATTTGATATAATAACTAGTATATCTAAAAGTTGCAGCTGCTTCAAGAAAATCTACATCTGGTTGTGTTGTATCAAAAATAAGTGATGATATAGATACAGGAAATGCATCTCTAAAAGTAATTTCATATGATGGATTTCTTGCACTAGTGAAGATTACTAATGATAAATCAGAAACTAAACCTGTACCATCTGTGATTGCTGATGTTGCAAGACTTTGGTATTGGTCAAATTTATCTGGAAATCCCATAGATTTAATCCAATTATAGATTTCTAGGTAACTTTTTAAATCTTCATCTACCTTGTAATTAATCATTAAATCATCAAAGTATAGATGATCTCCACCTTGTGGAATTTTTACAAATGGGTTTGGTTGATCCCAATTTTGTAATGAAATGCCTGGTAAGTTAACATTTTGGACAAAGAAATTAACAGAGGGTGCTTTTTTAATCTGAAACTTAAAATTAAGTGGATTCAGAAAATTCATATTATCAGGTGTTTCAGTTCTAGCATCTGTCATTTCTCTAGTCCTTTAGATATCTTATTCGTGCAAACTTAACATTTGATATTGCTTCATCTAATGTAATATTAAACCATTCACCTTTAGAACGTTTATGAGATAAGTTTTTGTGTATTTGAGTCTCAATAAACTTCAATTGTTCTTCTGGTATTGGCTCTTCATGATGAACAAATAATTTAAATGGATTCCCTGTTTGTATAGATTTAATTCTTCTATTTATATCTTTTGTGATACCTATCTTATAGGGACCATTTTCAGGACCTATGACATATATGCAACTCATTTATTTCTAACAAAACCTTCATTCATTTTATATCTCCATTTAAAAAAAGGAGACCGAAGTCTCCTATAGTTTATTCCCGTGTTTATATTTATTATTATTGGGAATATTTTAGAAGAGGGACCGAAGTCCCTCTAATACGCAATACCTAAATCTATTTATACAAACCTATTTTTCTTTTTTTTGGCTTGCCAAGTTGAGCATCACGAGCTTTACGTTTAGATTCTTCTGTTCTTGGTGGTCTCTTTTTTGCACCTTCAGATAATCGTTTACGTTGATTTGCTGCCCATATTGGATCTGACCATAACTCTTTCAATCTTGATGACGATTGTTTTGCCTGTTCTTGTGGAGACATAGTTTTTGGTTTTGATTTTGCAACAGATCTAGTTCCGTTCTTTCGACCTTCTTCCCAGTGTTTCCTAAGAGATTCAGAAGTCTTACGTTTTGCTTCTTCAGTTCTTTTTTTTCCAAGTTTTTTCTGACGTTGAACTTCTTTCATTTCAGGTGTTCTAACTTTTCCAGAATTAGACTTAGAAATTTTAGCTTTAGTTTCTTCTGAGCAAGGTCCTGTAGATACACCCGTTTTTGCTTTGGAAATCTTTTCACCGATTGTCAGGCGGGTATCTTTGTTTGCCCACCAAGAGTTGTTAATTACTGAAACACTTTTATTATAATAACGAACATTTTGTTTACGTTCATAATCTTTTGTATTATTGGTTATGAGTTTATCAGTATCTATCATATCCAACCAACGCTGTTCTTCTTGCAGAGTATCCTGACGATTAGTATAAATTTTTGATATTATTCGTCTTTTAAAGTCTTGTGGTCTTCTTTTGAAAGCTTTTCTCATCCATCTCGACGAACAAATATATCCATCATCTTCAGTTCCCCAATGTGAACCAATATAATATCTTTTATGTTTGGCATCATACCAAATATAAACAAATCCATATTTTTCTTCATAAATAGTCATAGCTGAATCTCTCCTATGTTAGATTTAGAAGGACTGGGTGTTCCTGCACCGCGAGTCCTATTTCTATTTATAAAAAAAGGGAGGCCGAAGCCCCCCTAAATTCTTGTTTTTTATTATTATTGTTATCACAAATGTGATACCTCACATGAGGTTGGTCACGAGAACTCTACGATAATAAACATTAGAATCT